GCCAATGGTAAAACTACAACCCAGTGTTACGATATTTTTTACCGACGGATCAAATTCTTTTCCTCGAAATCCTTGGCTGTTTATATCATAAGTTATTGGTGTATTTTTAGTCCATCCTTTTTCATCAGCAATAGCAACAAACACTGGATCTCTAAGATTTTCATCATACTTTGCTTTGGAATCAGTGGGCAGCCATTCCAGAATCTTACCGGCGTGAATAAATCCTGAATGCAATGGTGCGTTGTGCCAAGCACTGGGCAGGTTTGCAACTGTTGTCATAATGTATTTAGAATAATTTCTGCCACCGATTGGTTGGCACACGCACCTGGATGATGCAGATCCCGTGAGCTGGTGTCGTTTGTTTTCAAAAAGTCAATATAACTCACTTGAATCAAGTAGATGCCTTTTTCTTGGCAAAGATGTTGCACAGCCAGTTGATTCTTTCTAGCTCGTATTTGTTCGTTGGCTTCGGTGGCTTGTATCTGTTTGTAAATCTCTCCATGGTCTTTGGAGACTGTGCCACCCAATGCCGCATTGATACCATAAATTATGCCTTGTTGATCATCAACAATTTCAAATCTTTGCGGGAATGTGTTTTGAAATATCAAAAACTTTGGCGTTAACTTATCCAACCAAGTGAGTAATAATCTAAAACTTGTATCATCACAACCACCCTGTACACCAAAGTTGTAGGATTTAAGTCCAATTTTTTCAGCAACAATATCAGTGTATCTTTGTTCAGTTTGTATAGCAGTACCAAAAGTAAAACTACAACCAACAGACATGAAATAATCACCAGTGGCATCAATCTCAGATCCTCGATATCCATGACTGTTAAATTGATAGGTTATTTTTTTGTCAAACCAGCCAGCGTTTTCAAGTTTCTGTCGTGTGTTGGGTTGTTTGCAGTGCTTTTCAAAATTTTCAGGACTGTCTTCGCCAAGCCATTCAAAGGTTTGATTGGCAAGTGAAGTTTGATATGGTATTTTGATGCTGTCAAACATACAACACATTCTGTAGTTCGGGCCACAAACATGCAAACTCACCTGTTTTGTCTGTGTGATATGTGGTTTCAATATCCTGTATGTGTTGTTGAAACTTGTGTGAGATTCCAGCTTGTTCTTGTGTGACTGCACGATAGGTAGCCAAGGCATTGTCAAAGAACATTTTTTCAGCATCGGTAGCAATACCCAGGGCATAAAAACGTTCAATTTCATTAGCAGCCAACTGAGCCACTGCCGGGCCATGCAAGAACGGATCAAGGTAATCGGGTTGAAACAAGTTCTGCCACAACACCGTGATTCCTGATTGTTCAGCAAACTCACGCAATTCTACAATACGTGTGGCATTGTAGATGTTGTACACAGCATGTATGCCGCCCCATTGGCCCTGAGTGGTCATTAGATTTTTAATCAGGCCAAGGTTGTGTTTAATTTCTTCCCATTTAGCACCGTGTCGTACATATTCCAATCTTGAGCCAATGTTGTCAAAGCTCATACTCCAGCCAACACGGTTTCGTTTGGCCAGCTTTTGAAATATCTTGTTGTTTTCAAGATCACCAGTTAGATTGGTGATCAAAGTGACAATTGCATCCTTTGGTATCACATCCAGTAGTCTGTTGTTTTCTGGTAACAGCAAGGGCTCGCCGCCTACCAATGCCACTTCGTGTATGTGTTCATGATGTGCTTCGATAAAATCGCACACTTGGTCGTAGTAAGGACGAGAACCAGATTTGACAGGAATGCCTTTTAATGATGCCCACTTTGAACTGCAATATTCCATACAGTAGTTACAACTTAGATTACAAGTGGTATTCCAGCGAATATCAATGATGACAGGATAGTGATATTGTGTACCAGCAGTGCCATAATCAAAATTGAGGTTTACATTGTTATGCCAGTCTCTTTCTGACTTGCCGCCAAGTCGTTCTGCTTGTACACAGTTGGAACAGTACCGGTGCGGCTTGCCTTGCGCAATAGTGCCACGGATTTCTTGCAGTAGATCTCCGTTGAGAATTTCAATAATGTTATTGGTGTTTAGGTTGCCCAGCATGTTGGGATCACCTGCACAACAAGTTTTAACATCTCCTCTGGGATTGATATGAAGGCCACGCCAGGGAGCGGCACAATAGAAGTTATCGGTCATCCTGTATTTACAGGAGTATCATTGGCACCAACTTGTTTTGGCCTCACCGTAATACTCACGTGCAAAACCATTGGCAATCAACTGCTGACGCAGACTGACACCGTTGAGTAACACATCACCCAACACACGCCCACCATACTTGTCCCAGTCCATTAGCACAATCTGGCGCTTTTGACTGTTAGCAATCAGTTGTTTGGTGAATGCCGAGGCTGCTTCTCCACGCTGTGCTTCGCTGGCACACTGCGCACGATGTCCTTTTTCCGGAGTGTCCACACCATACACACGAACACTAAGTTCTGGTTTCAGTGGTGCAGGTAACCAGGTGGCAGCAATGCCCACTGTGTCACCGTCGATCACTCTAGTGATCACAGCGTCATATGTCACACCGGGCTTTTGTTTAGGTTGTGCCATGACCAGGCAAGGCACAAGTGCTAAAAGAATTAACAGTTTTTTCATACGGATACCTATTAAGTGTAATACACAATTTCGCCAGTGGTGGGATTGTAGGCCAATTGCAAAAATCCTGCAGGCAATCCGGCAACACCGCCGTTGGTAATTCCGGCGGCAATCTGTGTCAATGCACCCGAGCTGTTGCCAATAAACAATTGATCAGTAGTTTGATCAACTACCAGTTCGCCCGGTCTGGCATTGCCGTTGTAATTTTCTATTGTTACTTGTGCATTGTCTTTCATCACTGCACGGCTTATGCCAGTGATGTCGTCGTATGGTGGTGGTGGATTGGCCATTATTTCGGGTATCCTTTGAATGGTTTTACAGGGCTTTGTGTGTCTACTAGATCTGGCTCGTCGCTGGTTGTGGTAGACACTAGGCGTTTGCCGCCGGGCGTTTTGGTCATTTTTAATGCAGTATCAATCACTTGTTCGATGCTGGAGTTCATACCGGCTACCACTGCATGCTCGCCAAAAGCGGTTTCGGCCGACCATTCGGGCATGAATGGGTTTACGTCATCTTGTACGGAGTCGCTACGTGCTCGAGCCAAGGCCACGCCCATTCTATAAGTGGCATATGGGTCAGACGAACTTAGTCCTGGCAGGGTATAGGTATACCGCATTGGGCTCTTGGTTTCTGGCGGCAGTTCTCTTTGTTCTGCAATGAATTCACGGGCTCTCATCTCGGATACCCTTTGAACCCTGTAACTGGGCTACGTTTGTTTGTTGACTCTAATTCTTTGCTTTTTAAATCACCGCGATTGAGATCTTCGTGGTCTGATCCCACTGCCTTGAATGCTTTTTTCAACATGCTTTGTTCAACATCAGTGTAGGGCATGGCCAAGTTGTAACGCCCGGCCCAAGATTCGTTATCTATGTCAGGCACGAATGTACCGTCGGTACACGCAGCAGCCATCATGACTCGATTAAGTTCGTAAACTCTATCAGCTAGATCTGCATCTCTGAACTTGTTAAGTCCAACTGTGGCTTGACTTCTTCGTTGACCAATCTTGCCAAGGTGTTTCTCAATGAGAAACTCATGCGCTCGCATGTTTAGTTTCCTGCGGCGTTGTATACACCCGATTGTGCAGAACTTGCTGTGCCCAGTGCTGTGGCTGTCACAGTGGTTCCAGCAAGAATAAGTCTATTGCCGGCGCCCACGTAGATTTCCTGCACAGAGCCGTTGGGAACACTGACCGCATTGGCATACAAGTTACCTTCAGCGGTCGCTGTGCCCAGTGCTGTGGCAAACACTTGATAGGTAACGTCGTTGCTGTTGGCCGCAATGGCTGCCTTGTCTGTGGTCCAGACTACATTACCAGCTGCGTTGATTACTTGAATGGGCATGGTTTACTTTCCAAAAGTTCGGTACAGGTTCAACAGGTTCTGCTCAACTCTAGCACTTTCTTCCATACTGACCTGTCTACGCAGTTGACTTGCCAACACTGGTGTGGTGGATTGACCTGTGGATTTGGGACCATTTAAGCCACCTGAGTATTGCATTGCATTGTCATTGGTTTCAGTGTCGGTGGGCCAGTTTGGATTATTTTCATCAATCATGTCGCAGCCGCAGGGTGATGAACCACACGAACTACATGAGCTGGATTGTTGACTCATGCCGGCCATCTGTAGCAATTCTGCCAGTCGGTCAGCATCTTCGCCATCTGCATTGACTGTGATATTTTTACGATCTTCGCCGTGTTCAGCATCTTGACTCATGTTCACAGTGACACTCATGCCTTCAGTGATCAGTGTTTCCAATTGTGCATCCAGTGCTTCGTACACGCTGCCACCAAACTTGAACTTGCTCTTGGACTTCTTAGGCTCGTCTTCTTTGACTTCGTCTTTTTTGTCATCGTGCTCAATGTCTTTTGCAACTTTCTTACCGGCTTTTTCGGCCTTGTCATCTTCGGCGCCACGTTTCTTGCCATGAATACCATCTTTCTTCTTTTCATCATACTCGATGTCTTTGGCTACTTTTTTACCGGCTTTTTCAGCGTGGTTGTCACGAGTGTCAGTGCTTTCTTCTTCTACGGCTTTGGAAACTTTATAGCCGGCTTTCTTCAACATGGCCATGGCCTGTTTGATTTCGTCACTGACATTGTCATCTTCTTCTTTGACCTTGCGCTCACCTTTGTGCTTGTAGGCGTTGGCAGTAGTACGCTCTGGGCCTTTGACAGGACCTTTTGGTCGACCACGACCACGCTTTTCCGGTGTATTGCCTTCGGCATCGGAGTCAGATCCAACTGACATGCCTTGTGGATCAACACGACGTGTTACTTTGCGACCTGTTGCTGTCCACTCTGTGTCGTGCTTGGCACCGTGTGTGACTTCGCCTGTGCGTGGTGTGCTAGCACGTGGCTTTTTGTAGTTTGTGAATGGGTTGAGATCTTCTTCTTCATCGACTCCACCGGCACGTAGCATGTCTGCACGGTCACGATAGCCAGCAATGCCCGGCTTAATATCTTTGGCAGCTTTCTTCAATGCAGGTCCTGCATTGGGAATGTGCTTCATTGTAGTACGAGCTTGATGGCTCTTGGCCCCCATTTTACCAATGGCATCCTTCATCGCTTCGGCAGCAACATCGCCCAGCATTTCATCAACTTCCTGCTTGGCGCCGGCAATCTTGTCAGCAAAGGTAATTTTATCTTTGGGTTCAGCCAGTGCAGCAAATGATTTTTGCTTGGCAGTCATTGGTGCATCAGCTTCGGGCAGATTGGGTCGTGCATGTGTGCCACTTGCGTCTTTGATACTGCCTTTGAGACTGGTGATTTGATCTCTCGACGGCATGCCTTTTCTTGGCCCACGATCTAATATGTTATTCTTGATACCGCTACGGCCAATACCTTGTCCTCTTCTTAACGGATCATTGTGGCTAAATTCGCTACCGCCTATTTTACGTTTTCTACCTGCATAGTCATCAGGTTTTGGATTATAATAGTCATCGTCCATATCAGGGCCGTACGTGTAGTCTGGTGGTTCTTGTGTATATAATTTGTCTTTGTACTTGGCATCGCGATACTTGGCTGCTTCTTTGACTGGATATTCTTTACCGTCAACTTCAAATTCTTTCTGGCCAGTTGCTCGTGCTTTTTGCAATTCGCCACTGAATTCATTGCCTTCTTTGGGCTCTTCTGTTGGCTTCATACCAGTTTGTGGTATGCCCATTCTCTTTTGCAAGTCACGAATCATGTCTGCATCGCTGCCATGCCCCAGTTTGTTTAATACAGCATTGCCAGCTTTCTTGGCCATGCCGCCAACTTTTTTAACTACATCGCCCAGCCCTTCGTCTACTTCTTTGTTGTCATATTTGTCGTATTTGTTGCGAATTGTATCTAATGACTTGCCTTCACGCCCGGCTTTGGCTAGGGCTTGCATGCCTTCTTTGCCGTACTTTTCATAGCCCTTGGCAGCACGACTCATGTCACGCTCGTTGAGCTGTGCAGCTTCTGGCTTGGCAGCAATGCTGTCTAGTGTTTTGTTTAGGTTGTGGAAAAAACTCATTTTATTATCCTTTTGGGTTGTAACCAGTTGCTGGCTTGGGTGGACGCTTGATATTCGTCATTGGACTCTTGTTGTTCATGGGTATACTGTTTGTGGTCACAGCAGGTGGTGTCTTGCCGCCGGCCACTGTGAATTCACTACGATAGGTATTTTTCAACACTGCATGATCCTCTGGTGCAGCCGAGTAGTCCTTGATCAAGGCCTTTTGTTCTGCATTTGGTGCCGGATAGTCAGTGTTGGTCAACAGATCTTTGTTTTGTTTTTCAACATCTACCGCTTCTTTGTCATAGTTGTTTTCGTACGGCACAGTCAACATGCACACACGATTTGGATCCATGCCCAACAGCTGAGCAATCTGTTGAATCTGTGGCTCAATTGCCGGGTAGCGGAATTCAACATCCATGTGTGTACAGCTTTCGTTTTCAATGGCCGGAAAGTCTGCCAATCGGGCCATGACCGGCGTTGTCTTTGGAGCAGTGATGCTAACCACGTCGAATTGACGAAGTTTTTCCTGCAATGCGCGAAGCAGATCTTTGGGAGTATCGCCCGCAATTTTGATGCGGTAGTTGTATACTCTTTCGTTTTCTGCCAGGTATTCTTTGAAATGTTTCATATGATTTTCCTATATGATATTTATGCTTGTTTGTTCTTTTGATCTCTTGAGCCAATTAGTCTCTCTAAGAGATCATTGCGGCTCAAGACCTGACCTTCGGCAGTTTCTACAGCGGAGCCGCTGTCTTCAGGGTCTTTGGTGTGTTTTTCACGATCAAGATCCAGCTTGGCTTTTTGTAGCTGTAGCTGAATCATTTTTAATTTCTTGTTCATCTTGGCAGTTTTGGCAGTGAGTGCATGGCCCAGCATGGCGCCGGCCACTGCAAAAATCTCACTGGCATAGCGACTGTCCACCTGCATGCCAAGATCCATTAGATCGTCAAATGTTTCTGTGGCCTTCAGTGCCAGGCTGTCCATTTCACTATCGGATGTTTCAAGATCACGTATGCCGGGCAATGCCGCATCAATCTTGTCAATGGCACTGTCAATTTCAGTTATAGAATACTGTGTGGCAGCAATGTCTGTCACTGTTTGTTCCGTGTCAGCAGTGCTGGCAGGCAGGTCAAAGAGTTCTTCTAGGCGTTTGGTCATACCATATTTACCGCATTAATGGTATAGCACAGGTTATTTTCCGCCGTTGCGGAACATGTCTTCTTCGGTGATCACTCTAAACTTTAGGCCGTTGCGACTGCACCATTTGGAAGCAGCGTCCCATTTGGCATAGTTGATGGCCACCACCATGCGGTCTCTGTTGTTCATCTTGCTTTCGATGATGCTTTGTTTTTTGGGTTTGATCTCAATCACTTCGCCTACCAGTGTTTGCTGTCGTGTTCTATAAGTGATAAGAAAATCTGGCACGTAGACGCTTTGTTTTCCAGTGATGGGATTGCGGTAAGGGATCTGTATGCTTTCGCTGGCCCACTGCATCACATTATCGTTGTTGTCCAGGAACCGCATAAAGCTCAGTTCCCAACCGGATCTGTAACGCGGAGTACCTTTGCCCACGTACTTGGTAGGGTTCTTAACTGTGTAAGGACCTTGCGCAAACTTGCTCAT